TCACCGCAGGACGGATTACAGGCTGGACTATTTTTAACTGTGATTCGGGGCACGAGTTTTTAGAAAACCTAACACAAGAACAACTAGCTATTGTGTATGATTTCATTGATCCAGAACGTTGGCATAAAAAATTAAAAGATTATCCAGGTGATACAGAATATCTTAGAGAAATGTTAAAGCAGGCAGGTTGGTAATGAAGTTTAAGTCAGACATTGATATTGATTTTGCAGATAGAGAGGATATACTCAAACTAATTGAGCATACTTCTGCTCGTCAAGATCGTGAGGATGGAGTACGCAGACACAACTCAGGTGTGTATGTAACTGAAATACCTTATGATCCAATCAATGACTGTGCTAGTATTGACTATGAGTCAGCAGAAGAACGTGGCTATGTTAAGATTGACTTTTTGAATGTTAATGTTTACAAACTAATTCGTGATCAACAGCACTATGATCAAATGCTTAATCAAGAACCTCGTTGGGAATTACTTAAAGATCAATCATTTGTAGAAAAGATTATACACATTGGTAATCATTATGATCTTATTAAAAACATGGAAGTAAATTCAATACCCAGGATGGCTATGTTTTTGGCTTTAATACGTCCAGGCAAAAGACACTTGCTAGGCAAAGACTGGAAAACTATTGCAGAAGATATTTGGACGGTGCCAGATGATGATAGTTATTATTTTAAGAAAGCACACGCAGTTAGTTACGCAGTACTGGTTGCCTTACATATGAATTTGTTAAGTGAATTGGTTTAGTCTACTCGGCGTACAAGTGTAATTGATTTTTTCTTAGTACGCTTTTTAGCAAGGTCTGTTAATGAAGTGGCAGGACCGTATAATATTTCTAAATCTTTATTAATAAATGTTTGTAGGAATGGTTTAAACTGAGCCCATTCTTCACGTAAGAAAATATTAATTGGAATTGATCTGTTTGATTCCCACCACCAAGTTTCTGCTAATTCTAAGAATCTTTGTTTCATTTCAATGTCAATGATACGCCCAAAGTCATACATTGTGGTCACTAGGTGATCACGATTCTGCACAATACCTACGTACTCTGCATTGCCATACATCACCACAGTGATAAATGGATACTTCTCTGACAGTTGTTTAAAAAAATCGTTTGACATGTTGATAAATATGTTATATGTATAATACTCAAGTCTATTTATATAATCAGGACCAGTTGGTAATATTAAATGATTATTCCAACACGAACATAACTTCAGTGAGGTGGGCACCCGTGTACGCAAAAGATTTAAAACTTCATAAAGGCACTGACAATGTATTAACGTTTAGATTCGTTAATCAAGATCAGAAGCCAGTATCGCTAACAGATACAACAGTAACATTTAGATTAATTCACAGTAACGGTGATGAATTAATTCTAAGTAAAGACCTAGAAGCCATTGACCTAGTCAAAGGTCGAGCTAAGGTTACAATAACAGAAGCTGAACTTGATATAGTATCAGCACAGACAGGATACTATACGCTTGAACGTAAACAAAGTTCAAGTGCAATATACAATCCTGGATTTGTAGATGACAATGCCGGTGCCCGTGGCGTTGTTGAAATCTTAGATTCTGTTATGCCTGCTCACACAGCAAGTCGTTCAATTACTATTCCTAATCATGGTAACGTATCAACATTTAATTCATCAACTTGGACCAGTAATGATCAAGGCTTACAAACATTACAATATACTCCAAGTACATTTACAGGTAATATAAAAGTAGAAGGTACTGTTGACACTAGTGGTCCATGGTACGACATAGGATCTGCTGTAGCATTATCTGCCTCATCAACTACAGGCTATATAAATATCAATGGGTTTCATCCTTACTTAAGATTAACCATTGAGAAAACATCTGGTAGTATAACAGACGTAAAAATTAGATAGTTGAACATTAAAAAACTAGCCGTATTTGGCGATAGTTGGATTTACGGTGATGAACTAGTAGATCCCTCGCATCCTGAATGGGAGTGTTGCTTTACACAAAATGATGACTACAGGCTTAGTCATTGCTTTTCAGGACTCATAGCAGATAAACTTGGTGTACCTTACGAAAATTATGGACACCCAGGTGCCAGCCTACAAAGTACAATGTGGAACTTCCTTTGGTTTTTAGAAAATACAGATTGGTCAGATACTCTTTGTTTAGTAGGACTAACTGCACCAGATAGACAAACTTGGTATAATCCAGAACATGTAAGTTATTCAAATGATCCAGCGTGGAACAAATATGTACATTCTACTTGGGTAAACTTTGGTAGTGATGTTATTCCTAAAGAATGGCAACAATTTGGTAAACAATACCTAACACTAAGCCACTGCGATGAGCTATCAAAACTAAACTATCAACAAGCAGTTTATTTTTTTGATGGTATCAGTAAAACTAAAAATATTCCGTTGATGCAATTTAACTTATATAATCCTGGAACTCTGGTAGAGTATACAGATACACTAGAATGGCCTGACCAAAACTTACAAGACATACTACAAGCACGTACAGATACAAAACAAATACACGCACCCGGACATCATCCAAATGAAAAAGGTCACCAAATTTTATCAGAAATGTTGTATTCTCAAATAAATGATGTTATACTAACTTAATGTTAGATATTACGACTGTTATTCCTGCAAAACATAAACGTACTTCCAGTGGCTGGGTATCGTTTAATGCTGTCTGCTGTGAACACAACGGTGAAAGACAGGATAAAAGACAACGTGGTGGTATCAAACAAAACGGTGAAGATTGGAGTTATCACTGTTTTAACTGTGGATTCAAAGCAAGTTTTAAACTAGGACGTACACTAAGTTATAAAGCACGTAAACTGTTATCGTGGATGGGCTTAGATCAAAATACAATAGCAGGGTTAAATTTAGAAAGTCTTAAGCATAAGGATATAGCACAACTAGTAGAACAACAGCGTGAAGTAGAAGTTAAAGTAGAGTTTGAACATAAGGACTTACCTGAAGAACTACGCTTACTAGAAACAGGTGATGCAGAGTTTATAGAATACTTACGCAACAGAGGAATAGATTGGGAAGACTATCCTTATATGATATCGCCTGAGGTTGATGGACGTAACGCAAAACGTATTGTAGTTCCTTACACTTATCAAGGTGATGTAGTAGGTTGGTCAGCACGTTACTTAGATGATCGTACACCAAAGTATATCAATGAACAACAAGCAGGCTATGTGTTTGGATTAGATCTACAACAAGAACATTGGACACAGTTAGTGGTAGTAGAAGGATTGTTTGACGCATTAAGCATTAACGCAGTAGCAGTTTTACACAATACAGTCAGTGATAAACAAGCACAAATATTAAAACAACAGCACAAACAGATAACAGTAGTGCCTGATCAAGACGAAGCTGGACTAAAATTAATTGATCGTGCAGTAGAACTAGGCTGGGCAGTATCAATACCAGACTGGCCCGAGCATGTTAAAGATGTTAACGATGCTGTAAAACATTATGGTAGATTAGGAACCTTGATAACTATTATGAACAGTCGTGAAACTAGTAAAATCAAGATAGAATTGGCAAAACGCAGACTTGTTAAAACTATTAGGTAACGTATAATATACACATGGCAACAGAATATACATTAGAAGTACAAAAACTATTTTTAGAAATGATGCTACAGGATGCTCAGAGCTATATCCGTGTGCAGAATATCTACAATCCAGAAAACTTTGATCGTAGTCTACAAGAAGCGGCCAAATTTATTAAAGAGCATGTGGACAAGCACAAGGCTATTCCTACGTTTGAGCAAGTACAAGCAGTTAGTAAAACTAAACTACAACATCTTCCTGACTTAACAGATGATCATTACAGTTGGTTTATGGAAGAGTTTGAGTCGTTTACTAGACGTCAAGAACTAGAACGTGCTATTCTTAAGTCAGCAGACATGTTAGAAAAAGGCAACTACAATCCTGTAGAAAAATTAATCAAAGATGCTGTACAAATATCGTTAACCAAAGACATGGGTACAGATTACTTTGAGGATCCTAAAGGCAGACTTGAACTATTAAAAAGTAAAAACGGACAAGTGTCGTCGGGCTGGTCAGCATTAGATAGACCGTTGTATGGTGGATTCAACAGAGGTGAACTACAGATATTTGCAGGCGGATCTGGTTCGGGTAAAAGTTTGTTTATGCAGAACTTGGCAGTGAACTGGAGCCAACTAGGACTTAACGGTGCTTACATTACACTAGAACTTAGTGAAGGATTGTGTGCTATGCGACTTGATAGTATGATGACTAACACTAGTTCAAAAGAAATCTTTAAGAAACTTGAAGATGTTGAAATGAAAGTTAAACTTGTAGGCAAGAAGTCAGGTAAACTTAGAATCAAATATATGCCTGCACAGTCAAACGTTAATGACATTAGAGCATACTTAAAAGAATTAGAAATACAAACAAAAACTAAAGTAGACTTCCTTTGTGTTGACTATTTAGATTTGATTATGCCTGTGAGTGCTAAAGTGTCACCAAACGATTTGTTTGTTAAAGACAAATATGTAAGTGAAGAGTTACGTAACCTAGCAAAAGAACTAGACATTATCTTTGTTACAGCATCGCAGTTAAACAGAGCGGCAGTTGAAGAAGTAGAATTTGATCATAGTCATATTGCAGGTGGCTTGAGTAAAATTAATACTGCTGATAATGTGTTTGGTATATTTACATCGAGAGCTATGCGTGAGCGTGGTCGTTATCAAATACAGTTAATGAAAACTAGAAGTTCTAGTGGTGTAGGCAGTAAAGTAGACTTAGAGTTTAATGTAGAAAGTTTGCGTATTACAGATCTAGCAGAGGATCAACAGTCAGCATACACTCAAACAAATCCTAGTGAACTAATGAAATCTATCAAAACAACTACCACAGTTGGTGAAAAAACAGTAACAGAACCAGAGGGCGAGTCAGCCAAAGTTACAGCAGATGTACAAGGCAACAAGCTCAAGCAGATGCTTTCTAATCTAAAATCAAGTTAAGTGATAAATACTATCACTAACGGAAACTTAACTTATGCAACGTAAAACAAAAAGTATTTTAGATGAATTGAGCTCAATGCACATTAGCAAAGACAAAAATCACCTAGTTGAGAGTCGTGCTAATAACATAATCCAGTCTGCTATCAATATTTTTGAACAAATCGATAATCTTTACACTCGAGAACAAGCAGAAGATTTACAGCGTAAGTTTGTTAACGCCATCAAATCAAGAGACCCTAAAAAATTTGCTCGGTCAGTGAGACGTAAAGATGAAGATTAATGAAATAATCCAAGTACAAGAAGCACCAGGCATTTTTGGAAAATTAAAAAATGCTATAGGAAAAAACCAAAATGCAAACTTTATTGCTACGTTTGCTAAAAAAGCAGTTCCAGCCTGGATCAATTATCTTAATCAATCAGAAGCCAAAAATGGCTACGAAGAATTAAACCCAGCACAAGTTAAGAGTGCGTTACAAAAATGGTTTGATGCTACTGTACTACAACCATATACTGTACAAAGTGCTCCGCAAGATATTAAAGCCATGTATCAAAACTTAGTTGATCCATTAGTACAAAACCCAAGAGACAAAGCTCTAGTACAAAAAGCAGTGGCAGGTCTATTAGCAGTGTCACAAGCACGTAGTGGACAAGACGAATTAGATGGTACAGCATCAACAGACAATCAGAGATCAACTCTAGCACCACAGCAGGATTGTAAAGTATCTACAAATGCTGGTAAAATTACAGTGTGCGGACAAGAAGTTGATAGAAATTCT